ACCCTGTGATCCCACAGGTAGGCAATACAAATTCATTTATATCATAAGTGTTGCGCTTTTACAACACTAAATGGCTCGTTCAATCGCTTCAGCTTCGGCTGATTTTTCAGTCGTTTTATTGATATGGGCAAGAACTAAAGCTAACTGTGCTTTCATCTGCTCAATTTCAAGCTGGGTCTGAGTCTTGATAACTGTGTCATGCGCTGTCGTATCGGTACGCAACTGAGTATCTTCTCTGCGTACTTGCAGGCGCATCTTCTCACGCTCTGTTTCAGCCTGTTGGACTTGCTCTTGAACGCTTGCACGATATTTACTATCCATCTGCATCATCTGAATTTGCTGTTGTAGCTGTTCAATCGTCTTTTTGCCCTGTGCAATCATCATCTGAGCCTGTGGTGGCACTTCTGACTTCTCATCAATTTGGGCGAGAGGATTGTTTACAGCCAAGCGATCAGCAATAACGTCTGAGCCAGGGAAATCCATATTACGGACATATAAATCGCCTGCAATCTGCACTAGGGCAGGATCGGCAGCAAATAGGCTGGTCATTGCATCTACGGCTTCTTGACGTTTGGAGTTGTAGCCAGGGCCTGTATCCATTACTACGTCATATTCGCCTACAGTAACGTCATTTAGGACTTTAGCTACGCCATTCTCATCCGAGCCAGGCTGGTTTAAAGTCACAATCTCAGGCTTGCCATCATCGCCAATGATCCGCATGACTCGTTCTCTGTCATAAATCTTAGGCACTAGGTCAAGAATGATCCGACCTGTGTGACGGATACTGCGTGTCAGATTGTCGTAATAATGGAAGTTAGTCATATCAGCTTGCATCTGCTGACCATTAATAGATTTGCCTGACTGTAAGCCTTGTGGGAGCTGGCTTGGATCAAAAATACCGACTACTGCTTGTAAATCCTGATTCATACTCTGTAATGCAGACATCACGCCCGCAGGAGGTGGCTCTGGTTGCAGTCTTGTAGGCTGTGGAGCTGGTCTGCCCTCAATATCGGTCTGCTTATAACGCAAGACAGGCATAGCTTTAATGTTAGCCATTGCCCATTCGTTTTCATGACCTTCATCTTGACCTTCTGCCAATAGCCATTTTGCTTTAGGAGCTAAAGCTACAGTTTCAGTCAAAGCAGTTGACCAGTAGTTATACATACGCTGTGGGTCTTTTGCCATGCGTACTAAGCCAAATTTCTTATGCTTATCGTCAACTCGCACTTCTTGACCAAATACAGGCACGATTGGGATATATTTACCCGCCCATTCACCTTCTTCAAGAATTTGCATAGCCGTTAGCTTGCAATATTTGATCTTTTTACGCCATACATCACGTTTAGCAATAACAGTAATACCCGCTTGGGCTAAGACTTCCTTGCTTGGGATCTCTGTAGAGTAGCCAGTAGTGCCATCAGATAGCTCTAAAAGCATATCTTTAGTGCGTTCTGTATAGAAATACTCAGCTACACGTATATCTTCTTTTGTGACCCATTCGCTCTCCGTATCGCCTGTTCCTCTTGATGAGAAACCCTGATCCACTTCTGCATCTGGGTACATGGTTTTGAACACGTCTTTAGAGATAACTGTTGTGATAAGAACTCGCTCAGCATCAGACCCATCTGGCAACACGCTATTAGGATCAAAATAGACAGTAAAAGGGTTCTCAACTGGTCTAATGTAGATTTCTTGGTCAAAGCTGTCCTCTCTTACATAATCAGTAGTAACACGCCAATAGCCCCAACCCATCTTGACGCAATACTCAAAAGCATGGTCGTAAGCTGCATCGGCATCGGATTGGTTCTCAATATGACGGCAGATGCCTGTAAGAATCTCAGCAACCTTCTCGTCTGACTCATTGTTCATGCCATGCACTTTAATGCGTGGGCGTTGCTGTCTTTGTTGGTTACAGATTTGACGCACATAGGCATCAATTTTATTAATGGTAAGGCAAGGGCGGGCTTCTAAAATACGGCTGTTTTGCACATCTACAGGCCATTGATCGCCTGCTGCAAACCTGACATCATCAAGGGCTTCGGCACGATTGTTGCTATCCGAATCATTACAAAGTCTTAAAAAATCCTTAGCTTCTTGGATTCTGCCGTCTGATTGGGAGTCTGCAACGCTATCGTATGCCATAGATATTCCTTAATTATCGGCTAATTTTAAGCCAAGTGTAGTATTTGCACAACATATTCTAGCCCATCCAGCTTGACGGCAGTTGATAAGTAGCCTTTTGTTTTGGTGCTTTTCTAGGCTCATTTACCATCAAACCAATGTATCGGAAAGCATCAGCCCCGTGGGAGTAGTTGTCGTGTAATGGCTTTTGGCTAAATTGCTTAGTGTCAGGATCTACGTCATAGCGGTAATGGCGTAGGCATTGCAGTCCTTCATGCGTGTTGGTCTTATCAAACCAGCACTTATTAAACATCATTCGGGCAGCATTAATGGAATCAACAATGGGTGTTCGCTCAATAACTCTAGTGTTATACCCTGTAGCTCTAACGATGTCCTCAATGCTTTTGCCGTTAGATCCCAAAGTCTTTGATCCTGCGTCATGAGGTAGCCAAAGGGTGTCATATACATATCCATAGGACTGCATTTTAGCCAGGTAATGCGCTATCGTTTCTTGCGTGTTTTCGTAATACCTAATGAGGCGAGTTTCCATGCCAATAAACTGCACAAACCAAATAGCAGTAGCGTCAGCCCAACCGAGGTCAAATACTGCGTGAACTGGCTTAATTGGGTCATAAGGGACATTCGTTATTCTACCCTCTAAATCAGCCATAGCCATTTCTTTGGCAAAGATAGCACCATCTACTGTTTGACGGCATAAGCCTTCCCAGACTGTGTTGTAGGCTTCTCTATCCCTACTAAATAACTGATCTTTTTCCTCACGCAACACATCAGGAAACCAGGGGTTGTCTTGCCAATTCATACGCACAGTTTGGCAGTTAGGCGGTGGATTTAATACAAATCTTTGATAAACAGGGTCTGTTTCTAGCTCTGGATTAAAAGTAATCCATATCTCAGAGTCGGGCGTTCTTATCGTAGGTATAAGGATTTCAAGACTTCGATCACTTACAGTCTGTGCTTCCTCAATCCACACATGAGTGCTTCCCTCATAAGATTTTATGTTTGCTGGATTGTTTTTGAGGCCCACAAAGTTAAACTCTGTGCCATTTTTGCCTCTAATTTGATTCTGAGTTACTTCATAGAATGATTCCAGTTTCATTGCTATGATCTGGTCTGCCAATAACCTATGCACAGATTGGGCAATAGAGTTTTGAAACTCTCGAGCGCAAAGCACTCTAATTGGCTTTTTAACGCCTATAACAAGTAAGGCACGGGCAAATCCCCAAGACTTTCCTGAACCTCGCCCACCATGACAAACTTTAAACCTTGATGGCTCAAAAAGGAATTGCAGCTTGATAGGGAAGTCAACCGCAGATATTGCCTCCCGCAGTTCTTGGGTGATTTCACTCACTTGGCTTTACAAACCTGACTTCGATAGCCTGCAAGAGGTTATTGCCCTCTGCATCTTCTATGCTTGTAGATTGATGCGCTTTGCCATCGATACGATCCATGATCTCTTTGACTGCCCATGCTTCACCTTCTTGAGCAGAGTCAACTAGCGTTTCTACAATCTTTTCTAGCTTTTGAGGATTCTGAGTCAGATGACGCTTAATCTGGTCAAAGAACAGCTTATTCTTCGTAGCGTTCTTATTCCCCTTCATGCTTTCAGCAATCTTGGCGTTCTTGTCTAACTCAGTTTCCATATTCTTGAATTATAAATACTTTTTGTTGTATTTACGCAACATTTTGGCTGTCATCAGATTGTTGTATTTCTGCAACGTTTGTCTGTTTGATAGCTTGTACTTGTGCTGTAGCCTGTCCATGAATCTTAGCGATCAATCCTGCTACTTCTGCATAAGCAGCGTTACCAACGTGTTTAAGGATTGCCTCTACTTCAGCTATCTCAAGATTAAGATTAATCATTTCTTTTTAGCCTTTGCTTTCTTAGCTTCACGCTGAACATTGAGGGCGATGGCTACAGCTTGCTTCTGTGGCTTACCACCAATTTCCATTTCAGTTTTAATGTTTTTGCTTACTGCCTTCTTGCTGGCTGATTTCACTAACGGCATTGCTTTGCTCCTTGTTGTTGCCTTCTTCAAGGCGGGTTTTGTTTTAATTTCTGCTTTGCGTGGCTCAAAGTCCTCAGTAATAGGAAAATGCCATTGATTAGATGGCTTGGGCTTTGGGCCAATGACTTTACTTAACCAATCAATAATGCGATCAAACATACTTCCCCCTTTAGGTTTAACAATTCCAATTCTTTAAACTAGCTTTGGCTCGTTCTGCTGGGCCTTTTGCTTTCTTTACTACGCCTTCCATCCTTGCACAAAATGATGCCTTACGACCCTTATCCTTCTCAGTCTTTGGATTTGGTGCAGGAGCTTTCAGATTGCTACCATTCTTAGCATTGTATTCAGCACGACCTTTGGCGGTCATTCCTGCGCCCTTTTCTGTAGGATTGTAGGTCTTGCCCTTGCCTGTAGTCTTATGCGGGATAGGTTTATCGTGTTTAGTAGCCATTATTTTTTCTTCGCAGTCTTAGCAGATTCAATAAATGCTTGCTTGGTAGGTGCGCCCTTTGTGCCAGGCTTACGCATCTTTTCTACGGGTTTACCCTCTGCTTTTTCACGCTTGATGCGTTCTTGTTTAGCGTGGATGTTTGCATAAAGACCAGGTTTAGTTGCCATATTTACCCTTCTGTCCAGCAGATGTCCTGCCAGCTCATTAAAAGACACTTTTCGCCATTATGGTTAATAGGTGTGAACTTAAGATACTCCTCTTTGGGATTGTCGTTCATAGTGCCAAAACGTACTCGTTGCCCTACGGCAATCGGCATAGCTTCACGTCTTTCGGATGACAATTTCTTGCCAGGCCCTACAGCAACAACAGTTCCCATGTTCTCAGCTTCTTTGTTATTAACAATTAATACAGAGCTTAAAACACGAACATCTGGTCGGACAATGATCTTATCCGCCAGAGGTCTAAATGATACAATTTCATCAGCCATTTCAATATTACCCTATTGCTTTGGTTATAAACCCTGTAGCCCTTTACCGAGAGCTATGGGGTTTAGCTTATTTGCAATCGTCTTGGTCGTGACCGACACGCTTATGGCTGTAGCACTCACGCTCACCCATATTGCCGTCATTTAACTCACCGAGCTTGCCTTCAAAATTGCCAGCATGGCTCATTGGGCGTGAACCCATTGCATCCATTTTGCCCATGCCAACTCCGCCAACTAGCTTGACTTTGCGCTCTCCGCTCATGTCAGCTTTTGCTGCACCAGCAGG